CAGAAACTGAAGTAGGTCGATTCAGTGGTAAGGCAGGAACAATTGGTTCCAAGAGTTTTGGGCAAACCAGAGCGATATAAATAGAATCCTAACGGACCCACCAGCCCCGTTGGCGTACAAGACTGGTAGTGAGAGCCAGACCATTTCCCCGAATGGAACCTGAGGCTTGCGAACTAACTACGAATAGAAGGGTGGCGTTGCTATGAGCAACAACTACTGGGACGACGAAGACGATGACCTAGACACAATCGATGAAGCACCTATGGATGGAAGCGACTTACTTAAAAAGTTGCGAAAAGCCAAGCGTGCTGACGAGAAGCGTATTAAGGAACTCACTGAGCAACTTGAGGGATTTTCCAAGGCGCAGCGTGAGTCAACTGTCAAGTCAGTACTAGAAAAGAAGGGCGTCAATCTTAAAGCAGCCCGTTTAGTAATGAAGGACTTGGATGACATTAACGAAGAATCAGTTTCTAACTGGCTCGAAGAGAATGCAGACTTGTTCGGACTAACGGTTAACGAAGATAGTTCTAATGTAAGTCAAGAAGACCGCGCTGCATTACGCAACCAGGACTTGGTTACACAGAACGCAATGACCCCTGACCGAGCAAACGATATTGAATACAGAATGCAACAGGCTACGTCTGAAGAAGACATTCTAGCAATTCTACGCTCACAATAATCATATCCGTTCATAGTCATTAGGAGAATAAATAATGGCATACACAGACACATCGTCCACCTCCCTAGGTGGCACAGTTGGTGGTGCTGGTCTCGTACAGAAGGCATATGACCGCCTTCTAGAGTTCGCTCTCCGCGCCGAACCACTAATCCGTTCAGTCGCAGATAAGACACCAGCACAGCAGTCAATCCCAGGTTCAACTGTAGTTCTACAGAAGTACGTTGACCTAACAGCAGCAACAGGCACATTGACAGAGACAGTTGACCCAGATTCAGTTGCTCTATCAACACCTAACACAGTTACAATTACTCTTAACGAGTACGGTAACTCTGTATTGGTAACACGTGCTTTGGAACTCTTCTCACTTGCAGATGTAGACCCAGCAGTTGCTAACATCATCGCGTTCAACCTTGCAGATTCTATCGACCAGGTTGCAATGACAACACTTAACGGCGGAAGCAACGTAATCTACGGTGGTTCAACTGCTACATCAACAGCAACAATCACTGCTGCTGCAACACTAGACTCAGCAGACATCCGTAAGGCTGTTGCTAAGATGCGTGCTAACAAGGCTGCATACCGTAAGGGTTCACTATACTGGACAGGTATTCACCCAGAAGTTTCACACGACCTTCGTGCAGAGACAGGCGCAGCAGGATGGCGCGACCCACACAATTACTCATCACCAGACAACATCTGGGCTGGAGAAATTGGACAGTACGAAGGCGCGTTCTTCGTAGAGTCACCACGTTTGTACTCAACTAAGTCTGGTGCAGACCAGTCAGCATTGGCTACAACAGCAGTAACAGTTGCAGGAACATCAGCAGGATTTACATTCGGCGTTGCTTCATCTGCAGTTATTGCAACACGTGCTGAGGTTGGCGATAAGATTGCAGGAACAGGTATCGCTTCTGGCGCTAAGATTACTGCTATTGCAACATCAGGTTCAACAACAACATTTACTGTTGACACAGCAAATACTGCTGCAGTCACAGCAACAACAACTGTTACTGTTACACCTGTAACTCGCGTATTCTCAACAATCGTTGCTGGAAAGCAAGCACTTGCTCAGGCAGTTGCTGAAGAGCCACACGTTGTTATCGGACCAGTCGTTGACAAGTTGATGCGTTTCCGCCCAATGGGTTGGTACGGCGTACTCGGCTTTGCACGCTACCGTGAGGAAGCACTTTACCGCCTAGAAACAGGCTCATCAATCGCTGCTCTCTAGTAGTTAATTGACGCTGTGGCAGGGGAGCAATTCCCTGTCACGGAGTAAGTTCACTAAGGAGGACTAATGGCTACTTGGCTATTCAGAACACCAACAGTACAAGAAGGTCCTATTGGTGGAGCACGCCTATTTTACTTCTATAAATTAGATGTAGGTGTGTCAATCGTAAAGCAAAACGGAGTCTACTCCCAACAGCGATACATTCTTGACTCAGACTTACCAACCTTTGAGCAAGTCTATCGCGGTGGACGAAACTATGAAGTAGATGATGCAACAAAGGCAGCATTAATTGCTGGTGGAGTTGATGTCACAGAAGCAAACTTTACAGAGGTATAGGGACAAATGGGATTACATCAAAGACAGACACACCCAGAGTATGTAGAAGGTTGCTTTGGTTGCAAAATACAACTTCTTGAATTATCTACTGGCGATGCCAAGCGAGATATATCTGACAAGAAGTGGGTCGGAGAATTGAATGCCTACAAAGAAGCAAGGGCACAAGGTATTCAACCAGCAGGAACAACACACAAACATATCCAACAGGCATACACAGCCAGTGAGGTTCTCAACAAACCTTACAACGCTGACACTATGCCAACTGCAAAAAACATCACCAAACAAACCGTCGAGGTAATGAAGGAAGTGGGAGCAATATAATGGACAAGAAGAATATGATGATGGAAATGATGATGAAGAAGTCTGCTAAGAAGACTGCGAAGAAGGCTGTCGCTAAGAAGGCTGTTAAAAAAGTCGCTAAGAAGAAGATGAAGTAATGCCAAAAGTAGGAACAAAAGAATTTTCATACACAGCAAAAGGTATGGCAAAGGCTAAGGCTGAAGCCAAGAAGACTGGCAAGAAGATGGTAACTAAGAAGACCACTAAGAAAATGGGAAAGAAGAAGTAAATGAAGAAGGCTAAAGTTAAGGCAGCAACTGCTGACATTGCACGCAAGCAGGCAACTGACCGTGCACAAATGTTACGTGGCGAGTCTGCTGAAGATAAGGCATATCGCTTAATTATGGAAAAGTATAACTACGACGTTACAAAGATTCCAGGATTCAAGAGTGGACGCAATACACGATGACAGACCCTAGACTAAAGCGAGCAGGAGTGTCAGGCTTTAACAAGCCTAAGCGCACACCAAATCATCCAAAGAAGTCACACGTTGTTGTGGCTAAAGAAGGCGATAAGGTCAAAACTATTCGCTTTGGTCAGCAGGGTGTTACTGGCGATAAGAAGCCAACAGCACGTCAAAAGTCTTTCAAGGCTCGTCACGCAAAGAATATTGCTAAAGGTAAAATGAGTGCCGCATATTGGGCAGATAAGGTGAAGTGGTAATGGCTAGCATTCCAGGTTTATCATTTTGTGCTGAACTTAATCGTTTGGCAAATGGTGGAGATTATCCGCTAATGACTGCGTTCAAAGAGTCACAAGGCGCAGCCAATGCTTGGGCTGGGACAACAGGCAAGGGCTTAATTGCTGCTTTGAACTACAAGGCTGATGCTAACCGTCAACCTAATAACTTTAAAAACCTTAATGCTATCTGTAACGAGTTAGCATCTACTACTGGACTATCTGCTCTTGCAGCATTGAGGACTATCTAATGCCAACACTTGAAAGTATGATTGATGAAGTGCTCATCAACCTTGCAGGTTATACATACCAGCAGGATAGAGCAACCTATATTACACAGGATGTTCCTGCTACTGCATCTACTATTGCTAGCCCAATCATCTTGCAGTTAGCATCTACCGACAATATCGGTAAGGGTACTATTGAGATTAACGAAGAACTGTTTTGGTTAGACTCATTTGACCGCGTATCCAATACAGCCACTATTCCACCTTATGGTCGTGGCTACCTAGGTACAGAGGTTGCTGCACATACCGCTGGAACTAAGGTCACTATTACACCTACCTTTCCACGTTATGTTATCAAGAAAGCACTCAACGATACTATCGCAGCCTTTGGCTCTAATATCTTTGCAGTCAAGACAACATCATTTGTTTTTAACGCAGCACAAACTACCTACGCATTTAACAACCTCAATATCAATAACATTATGACAATTATGTGGCAGGATATTGGACCATCACAAGAGTGGTTCCCAATCCGTCGTTGGTCTTGGGACTCACTTGCTTCAAGTGCTGCCTTCGGCTCTGGAGCACAGACAGTAACTATCGGTGACTTTGTTCAACCAGGTCGTACCGTTAAAGTTATTTATGCGACTGACCCAGTAGCCTTTACATCTAACTCAGAAGACTATGCAACACAAACAGGATTACCTAACTCAACACGCGATGTTGCAATTTTAGGTGCTTCTTATCGCCTACTGACATACCTAGACCCAGCGCGTGCGTCTCAGGTAAGTCCTCAGGCTGATGAGACAGATAGCAAGCGTCCATTCGGTGCGTCACAGACTGCTACCAAGCAACTCTATGCACTCTATACACAACGCCTTAATGAAGAAACAGCAAGACAACAATCCCAGTATCCAATCCGCGTTCACTACAGCCGATAGGTAGATAAATGACAACAAGAAAATATTCCTCACGCTCTCAGCAGACAACGCTAGCAGCCAACCTTACAGATGCAGCCACAACCTGTACTGTAGTTTCTGGCTCAGCGCTACTCGGCGGTGCAAGCG